TGTTAATTGATTGACAAAACTTTGTCCAAAACGTGCCATTACTCTTTCTCCTTAACCGAATATTGTTCCGAACAAACCATTAGGCCCGAACAAAGACTCCAGACCAGTGCCGAGCAACTCACTCAAACCGCCGTAGCTGTCTGTTGGAGTAGCCAACCCACTTAACAATCCAGTTCCTAACTGGCCCATAAGGTTAGCCTGTCCAAGACCTGCACCAAGCAACGCCTCTAGACCCCCCATAGCGCCTTCACCAAACAAACCTGCGCCGTAAAGCTGACCGCGTTGTTGCAGTTGTGGGAAGATCTGAGATGCCTGCTGTACGTTAAGAAGCTGTGCCTGTGGCATGTAAGCGCCTGCCAACGCTTGCTGCGCTAGCTGCTGCTGTGCCTGTCGTAATCCTAAACCTCCGCCTAACAAGCCCTGACCTGCTTGCATAGCTTGCAAGGCTTGTGCTTGTCCTGCCTGTGCAAGTGCTTGACGTTGTGATGCAAGGTCTGCACCAAGCCCTGCATACTGAGAACCCAACGCAGCCTGCTGTGCCTGCTCCTGTTGAGCCTGCTGCATAGCAGCTAACATTGCTTGATTCTGTGTTTCAGCGCGAGCCTTGTCCATAGTAAACTGTTCTGGTGTAGTTCCGTACTGCGCTGTTTGTACGCCTAAACGTCCCTGTCTTGCTAGTCTTTCTTCAAGAGCTAAACGCTGACGTTCTTCTTCTGGTGTCTGAGTTGCTCTAATTCGCTCGTAAACTTCTGCTTCACGCTCTGCTGTTGGCATCCCAGCCGCTGTCATAAACTCACCGCCTAAGCCGTAAGCCTGCCTTGCTGCCTGCTCTGCCATTCCGCGTCCAAACGGGCCTTGACCAAGCAGACCCTGACCACGCGCTAGAGCTTGCTGTCCTGCTTGCGTTAACCCTGCAGCGCCTACCGGCGGACCTCCTGAATAAAACGCAGCCTGTCCAAACATTCTATTTTGCAATGCCTGCTCTGCCGGAGACAGCCCCATGCTAACAGTGCCTGTTTCTGGGTTATAGCGGTATGCACCACCCATTGCAGACCTGACAGTAAATGGCTGAAACTGAGACTGCTCAAGACCTTGTTGAGCAATCTGCATTGCGCCTTGTTGCGCCGCTTCGCCAATATTACCTAGTCTGTCATAAGCGTTAGCCAGAGCAGCACCGCCACCAAACAAACCCAAAAGAGGCGACGCTCCTTTTATAAAGTCTAACCAGTTGAAATCATCACCCATTGCAAAATACCTTTTTGTTTATAATACTTTACCCAGCAGTGCCAGTACGTTTATTTCTTGAACTGAAAGCTCTGTTCCGTTTATGTCCGCCTCAATACCAACGGTAATAATTGTGCCACCGTTAGTTGTGTTAATTGTTTTGCGTGTGATAGACGTACCACCTGAGTACTCATCTACGTTAAACTCTGCAACATTAAAGTACGCAATAGAGCCTGTGTCAGCACCTAGCGTAAACGTCTGCGTCTTAAACGACTCATCAAAGTCATAAGCCCATTTGATGTAAACAGTTTCGTTAGATCCACCAACGATTGTCGGACGCAGTTTCTTTAGAAACTTTAGCTTAGACGGATCACCGAACGTCAAACCGGGACTTACGTACTTAAACAGGTACGAAGATCCTTCGTCGGTGTGACCGTCGTATTTTCCTATGCCGTTAGCTGTACCTGTGTACAGGATGCCGTCAGTTGTTCTTTCCCACGCCTTAAACAAACTAGAAGGCCAACGAGTAACACGATACGCGCCGTTCTCTAGCCGTCCTCTTAAATCAAAACACAGTGTTGTAGATTCACCGGGAAACGTAATTAGGTAAAAAGAGTTTTCTGGACTGTAAACAGAAGCAGTAGGCTGTTGTCTGTTTTCAATCAAATCAATAATCTGATCTTTGACGTTACGGCTTAGGTCTGTAATCGGCAGTGACTTCTCTTGTATAGTTCTGCCTAAGCTGTTGAGACCAGAGAAAGACATAAACAAAACGTCAGTGCCTATGTGCTGCACAGAGTTTCTACAGATGCAGCCGATACCAGCAATGGTATCCTGTAGCTGCATGGTAGCCGGAGAGAACGCACCAGAAAAAACTAAGATGCTGTGCTCACCAAAGATAATCAGCGCATCGTTGTGTGCTGCCAGCGCTCTAACTTCGTCGTACCCGTCAGGCCACGCTTTCTGTACGTTAATAGATCCACTAGAGCCTGTAGTCCAGTTAGTACCGTCCAGCAGATCAGACCAGTAGATAGTGTTTTTGTCTAGTGCTGTGCCTACGCACCAGAGTCTACCGTAAGCAGCAATAGCTTCGTGACAATACTGGTTAGAGGTTAAAGAAGCACCAGCAACAGAAGACATTTTAGTAACAGCGCCTAGCGTAGCGTTGTACACCAAAGGTTCGTAGCCACGCTGAAAAAAGTAAGCAGAGTTGTTAAAGTTTACTATCTTCCAGTTGTTAGCTGTAATGGTGTAACTACCCGGAGTCTCGTCTACCAGTGTTTCAGTGCCAGACAATATCTTGTTGTTACCTGTGCTGAATATCTTTTCGTTACCTGCGTTGTCATAAAAGTAATGTAACGAGTGTATTCTGTCAGTGCCTAATTCTGTCTTAGTTGTAGTAACTAAGTTAATACCTTTTCTTGCTCCTAGACGACCACGCTTGTCGATGATAGCGTTGTCAGCTACTTCAGCAAAAGAAGGATCTTGCGCTAACGGAGAGTCTTCTGTGTTGACACCCTTAAACGCAGGAGCGACTAAATTTATACTTTGTAGTGGTTGTGCCATTACGGTGTGTACCAAACTAGTTCATCGGGATGCTTCTGTGCGTCTAGCGCAATAGCGTCATTCAAGTACTTATCAGCAATAGCAAAATACTCAGCAGTAGACGTTCCTCCTGTTTCACCACGCTCACGCGCTAGCATAGCAATTGCTAGGTGAATCACAGGGCCAGCAGGAATTACCAAATCATCAGCATCTGCACTTAGGTCTGCGTTTCTGAAGATACAGTTAAACCGTATGGTGTACACACCGTCAGGCTTAGGGTATATATCTATTTGGGTGTCTCCAGATGAGTCAACTCCGTTGTACGTGTAGTATTCTGGCGAGCCGCTAATGGGGTCTTGATTGAGGTACTTATCGTCAAACCATGTAGCAGGACGATATTCCATAAACACGTTAGAAGTATCGTTAATAACATTGAGTGCCTTGACACGGGTTTGACTTCCTTCTAGTACGTAGTTAAAGATTCCAGAGGTTGTTGTAATGGGTAACGTAGTCCTAAGACCAGACCAGTCCCAAGCTGCTTCCACAAGTTTCTTAGCGTCGTTTACGTAGTCGCCTACCATCTTGCTGTACACAGAATCTTGTACGCTTGTTACTTCGTCTTCTCGCATTCTACGAAGAACATTGTTGACTATATCTAAATATGTCATATAAAGTCCTTGAATAAACTTTTGCTAATAATTGAATCTAGCGCAGCCATGTAATCTACTTGTGGTGTTTGTATTAATCCGGGTATTTGCGGAGCTTCGTAAGATATTCCAGCTTGGAATGGGTTAAACGATCCGACAGAAACACGACCACCATTAAAACCACCGCCTCCGTCTTTGTCTTGCAAACCAGTTAACAAGCCTCCGCTTTCACCGTCCTTGTCGTCAGCAGCAGTACCATTGGTTTCACCGTCTTTGTCGTCAGCAGCAGTACCATCTGTTTCACCGTCTTTGTCGCCAGTAGCAGTACCATCGGTTTCACCGTCTTTGTCGCCAGTAGCAGTACCATCGGTTTCACCGTCTTTACTTCCACCTTGTTCGTGTCCCAAACCTAAACCGTTGGTTTCACCGTCTTTGTCGCCAGCAGCAGTGCCGTCGGTTTCACCGTCTTTGTCGCCAGCAGCAGTGCCGTCGGTTTCACCGTCCTTGTCGTCAGCAGCAGTGCCGTCGGTTTCACCGTCTTTGTCGCCAGCAGCAGTGCCGTCGGTTTCACCGTCCTTGTCGTCAGCAGCAGTGCC